CTGGTTTTGTCGGGTCTGACTGGTGGCACCTTCAAACGGATGATCTATAAATGACTATCGAGCTACAGACAGGGCTTCCTGGTGCGTGCAAGACTTTGTTTACCCTCGATCGTGTCGAGGCTTTGCGTAAGAAAACTGGTCGGCCGGTGTTCTACAACGGCATCAACATCTACCCTGAAAAGCTGCCCGATTGGCAAAAGCTGGATGACCCTAAGGACTGGTTCAAGTGCCCGCCTGAATCAATCGTCATTCTTGATGAGGCGCAGCAGCTATTCAGGCCACGCCCTAACGGGTCAGCGGTGCCTGAGTATGAAAGCAGGCTTGAGACACATCGCCACGGCGGCATTGATCTGATTTTGTTGACCCAGCGTCCGCGCTTGGTTTCCGTCAACGTGCGTGAGCTGGTCGGCTGTCACTACCATGCGCACCGATCGTTCGGGCTTCAGCGGTCTATGATTTATCGTTGGTCTGAATGCAAGATGAACACGCAAAGCCGGGGGGATGCTGATGCGAAGTTTGCTTACAAGTTCAACAAAGAGGTGTTCACTTGGTACAAGTCCGCGGAGGCTCACACGGGCAAATCTAGTGTGCCCATGAAGGTCTGGATTCTGCTGTCTCTGCTGGTGCTTATTCCGGCGCTTGTGGGCTATACGTGGTGGCACCTGAGCCAAAAGACCCAGGGCGAAAAACAGCTAGGCGAAGCGATCACGCAGCAACAAGGGCAGGGGCCTGTTCCGACTCCGCAAAGTGGCCGCAAGGTGCTGACGGTGGCTGAATACGTTGGTCAGTTCAGGCCGCGTGTTCAAAGCCTGGATTACACCGCGCCAGCTTATGACGAAGTCACCAAGCCGGTTCGTGCGCCTTATCCTGCGGCGTGTGTGCAGTCTAAAGACAGGTGTACGTGCTACAGCCAGCAGGGCACGCGCTTGGAAGTGGATGGCCAGCTATGCAAGGGCATAGTGGCTGGTGGCTTCTTCATGGCCTGGGATGAAAAGGGCCGCGAGGTGCCTAAGGCTTTGCCGGTTGCTGACGCGCCAAAGTTGGCCGGGGGCAATCCTGACGCGTTGGTCAATCTCACTCCTGGCGCGACTCGCCATGTGTCAAATCGGGTTGCGGTGGCTGATCAGGCGCAGCAAGACGGCGAAGGCGTGAGGGCTGCACGGCGCGTTGTGCGTTAGTGCTGCTGCTTTAGGGCGTTTGTGATGGCGGGCAATGGGCGACACGCTTGCGGGGCGCAGATTGCCCGCATTAGTGAGGTGTCGGTTGCGTGGTGGGCCACAGGCCCGGATCAGTCACTTAGCGTTTGGCCGTCCAGACCCTGGGCGGTTGCGCGTCCCCGATGAGCTTCGCGGGCTCGGTCGGCAAAGTGGGCCGGTATCCCCCCGCGCCATCCAGACTAAACACCCTGGGCACCTGCTCCAACTTCTGTTCCTGGCTCAGTCCTTCGATGAGTTCACGCAGCATGGCTTGACCTTTCTTGTAAGGCTGGCGTATATTTGGCGCCACTGTACGTTTCCCTTACAGATTCCGGCGTATACGCCTCCCGTAACTTTACCCCTTGGAGCCAACCATGATAACGATCACCATTCACAAGGGCGAAGCCCGCACGATCAATTACACTGACAAGAAGGGCCTGCCTGCCCAACTGCGAGCCCAAGAGGGCTACGCCCACACGGTGAACGTGCAAGGCGAGTCTGCCCCGTTCCCTGAAAAGTTCGAATTCCTGCTGGAGCGCGATCAAGCCCCCTACGCGCCCGGTCAGTACAGCTTGCACCCCTCGGCGTTCTACGTGGACCGCAACCACAAGCTGGGCCTGTCGGTGCGGTTGGCTCCCATCGCCAAGCGTCCGGCCTCTGCCGCCTGAGGGGTGCGCCATGTCGGCCCCAGCTTTCCAGACCGCCTATGACGCCGCCGTCCTTGCGATGGCTGCGGCTACGCTCCGTTCCTTGCACCGCAAGGAATGCGAAGACCCCGAAGTAGCAGGCGTCGTCATGTCTGTCTACGCGGATGGCTCTGTAGATGTGCAACTCCTCAACGGGCAGGGCGTTCCTGTCGGGGGCTACTCGCTGTGATTGTCGCCGCTTTGCTGGTTTACCTGGCTCGTTCGGTGCGTGGGGTGCGTGCATGAACGCGCAATCCTTTGCGCACGCCGGGGCAGCGCGTAGCGCGGCCCCTGGGCTTGTCTCAGTTCCAACAAGTCACAAGCGCGAAGCTGATTTGGTCGCGCTCGTAGAGCGCCAGCCGAATGCATTTGTTCCTGACAAGGTATTGACGCGCCTGGCGCGTCTTCGTCGGGCTGTTGGGTTCGCTGCGCGTGGTCATTGCGTTTCTGAGCGAGGCCATCGTACAGACCAATGTCTCATGGTCACGTTGACCTATGCGGGTACCAATGACGACTGGGAGGCGAAGCACATCAGTGCCTTCATGACTCACGTGCGCGAGTGGTGCCGTCGCAATGGCATTTCGTGCCGTTATTGCTGGGTGGCGGAGTTGCAAAAGCGCGGCGTGATCCATTACCACGTTGCATTGTGGGTTCCTCGTGGTGTCAAGCTGCCGCGCCCTGACGATCAGGGGTGGTGGTGCCATGGCATGACTCGCATTGAGGTCGCTCGTGCCGCTGTGCCGTATCTGCTGAAGTACCTAAGTAAGGGCGCAGGTGACACGCTTGGCGACTTTCCCAAGGGCTCCCGTATTTACGGCGTTGGTGGTCTTGAGTTCAGCTTGCGGCGCGCTCGTCGTTGGCTGGGGCTTCCTGCCTTTGTTCAGGCTCGCTCAGATATTGGCGATCAGTGGAAGAGGGCGCAGGGTGGCGGCTGGATCAGTCCATCAGGCGAGATTTTCAAAAGTGAGTTTGCGCGGGTCTGGGTTGGTGTGGCCTGGGGGCTTGAGCGTGTCTTAGACCATGGGCGTCCTTTTGATCCGTCTGGTCCATTTTCGTGGGTGCGGTGATGTCTTGGTCATCTTGTCTTGCCCTGCTGCTTGCGTTCGTGCTCGGATTTGTCGCCTGTCGGCTATGGAGCCCTGAGCCTTGCGCGGCTTGTGACAGTCGAACTGTTCGGGCTTCGTCTGACGATTGGGGGCGCGGTGGCTGAGTTCTATTGCTTCGACTACAGCACTGCCGACAATGACCCTAACGCGTGGTGGATTCCTGGCGGCTATTGGGAAACGATGGTCGATCAGTCCGCGTCATGTGCTCGTCAGTACGTGATCGTAGACAGCGTGACGTTCTCGGCGCTCGTGCAAGTGTCAACGACACCGCCAACAAACACGGCCAGCAATGGCCCTTTCGATCTGTCCATTTCGGACGGTGGCCTGATCTCCGGTGCTGTCGCGGGGGTTTGGGCGCTAGCCTGGGTGTTACGACAACTCCGGGCGGCATTAGACACAGACGGCGAGAAGGAGTGATTCATGATTGCAAACATCAAGCGCGGTTTGGCCGTTGCCCTGGTTCTCGGCGTGTCGGCTGCTCAAGCGGCTGTTGACGTGACCGCTGCCACCACGGAGATTACTGACAGCAAGACCGCTGTGCTGGCTATCGGTCTGGCCGTCTTCGGCGTGGCCGTGGGCGTGAAGCTGTACAAGTGGCTCAAGACCGCTCTGTGATGGCTTGGCCCCTTCGGGGGCCTTTTTCATTGCGTGCAAGCGTGTGCAGCGAAAAGGGGTTTTCCATGGGTATATGGGTTGTCATCGCAGTTTTGGGGGCCGTATGGATACTGTGCGGTTAGTGTTCTTGTGCTTCCTGCTTTGCTTGTCTGGTAGTTCGTTCGCAACTATCCAGACTGGCTATATCTGCGGGCTTCAATCGTTAGGCGACTCTGACCAGCGGTCAGGTTCTACGCCTGAGCAAGCGTGCCTGGCCTCTGCTCAGTCTCGTGATGCTCGTTACACGTTGGGTACGTGCTCAACCACCCCTAAAACCTGTACGATGAAAGTTGATGGTTCAAGTTATGGGGGGTGGGTGTATGGGTTTGGTTCTTCTTGCCCGGCTAACAGTACCGCTAGCGGTGCCACGTGTACGTGTAATGGCGGTTATGAGGAGGTTAACGGGCAGTGTCAGCAAAATAATTGCCCGTCATCTGGGACAGACTTAGGGGGTAGTTCGTCAGCAGGCGTGGCGGTTTCTGGTTCTAAAGCGACTACGTCGGGCTGTGCTGGTGGCTGTGGTTTCACGGGCTCTTCTGGTGCGTATATTCCTCCTGGAACTCAAGGCGCGGGCAATTTCATCTTTGGCCCATATAAATCGACGGGCAAGCTCTGCGATATGAGCGGCGCGGGCGCGGCTACTGGCGCGGGTGCTGGTAATCCTTCAAGCGGTGCGCCTTCGCCTTGTGGGGCTGGTAAGTGTCCCGGTTCCGTTAACGGGTCTTCTGTGTGTGTGGCTTGCGGTGCTGGTACACAGACAGCAGAAAGTGGCAGTTCGTCTTCAACTACTAGCAGTAGTTCGACTTCTGCGAGCGGCGCCACCAGCTCTAGTTCGTCGTCTGGGTCTGGCAATAAACAAACCAGTTGTGACGGTGGTTCTTGCACGACAACGACAACGACGACAACGACGAACTCTGACGGGTCTAGCTCGTCTTCAACGTCTTCAAGTACTGAGCCTCAGAGTGATTACTGCGCGAAGAACCCTAAGGCCATTGCGTGTAAGGGTGATGATTCACAGTGGGGCGGGGCGTGTGCTGGCGGCTTTACGTGTAGTGGTGACGCGGTTCAATGTGCGCAAGCCCAAGCGTCATGGAAGCTCACGTGCGACATTGCAGGCGATCCGACAGATGCATCGGTGGTTGCCGGTAAAAGCGCAATTACTGCCGGGGATCGGCCAGGTGATCACCCAGGCAATAACCCAGACAATATCCAGTTTTCAGCGAACATTGATCAATCAAACCCATACGGTAGCAGCTGCCCGGCTGACTTCACCATGCAAGCCATCGGCGCCACGGTCGTTGTGCCTCTGTCAAGCGCGTGTGACGTGTTTCAGTGGATGGGTTATGTAGCGGTGGCCTTCTCGATGTTTGGCGCTGCAAAGATCGCTTTCAGTGGTGTCAAGGGGGCCTAAATGCCGTTATTCGTTGCTGCTCTTCTTGGTGGCTTGATTCAAGCGGCTGGGTCGCTTGTTGGTCGTGTGCTGATCTCGCTTGGCGTTGGCTTTGTGGTCTATCAGGGCGTAGACGTGGCTCTGGCCACGTTTAAGACTGAGGTCTTCAGCCACTTGGCGGTTGGTGCTGCTTACGTGCCTCGCCTTCAAGCCTTCGCCGGCGTGTTCCAGGTCGGAACCTGCTTCAACATTTTGTTCAGCGGGTTATCTGCAAAGCTGGTTTTGTCGGGTCTGACTGGTGGCACCTTCAAACGGATGATCTATAAATGACTATCGAGCTACAGACAGGGCTTCCTGGTGCGTGCAAGACTTTGTTTACCCTCGATCGTGTCGAGGC